CTTGAGGTCCACGTCGAACGACGCGCGCGAGCCCTTGTTCTTGAACGCGGCGGACTTGACGAACAGTTCACCGATGGAAGAGAGCTGAGCGCCACCCTTCTCCTCGTGCGAACCGTCGCCCTTCTGCTCGCCGCCGTCGTAGCTGGACGCCATCTCGGCCGCAGCCTTCACGGCGGACTGCTTGTCCACCTCGGCCTTGAGTTCGGCCAGTTCGGCGTTCTTGGCCTGAATCCAGGCCAGCTTCTCGCTCTTGTCGCCGGACACGGACTTGATCTGGTCCATGTCGTACACGCCGGGGCGGGAAGTCTTGGCTTCCTGCATCGCCGTGGCGAGTTCCTTACGGGCGTGGTCGAGCTTGCCCTGTGCCTCTTCGAGCGCGGGGAACTTCATGGTCGTTGTCCTCTCAGAGTTCCATCTCAGCGGCGATCATCGCCATCTGAGTGTTGATGTCGTCGGCGTCCGACTCTGAACTGTCGTCCGCTTCCTTCGTGTTGAGCAGAGCGTCGAGCCGTGCCATCTGCGCCTTGAGCCCGTCCAGGCTCTCGACGTTGACGTTGCTCAGACTCTTGCCCTTCTCGGCACGGAGGGCGACCACCCGTTCCGCGCTGTCGACTGCTGCCTTGACCGCGTCCACGGCTTCGGCCACCTCGTCCTTGAGGGACTTGGCGTAGCGGGTCGTGGTTCCGAGACCCGCACCCCGGAGAACCGGGGAAACCTCATGGACCGTCATCTTCTTGAGGATGCGCACGGACTTACCTTCGTGCTCACCCCGTTCGGAGTCATCGACGTTGAAGCCGTACGACCACTCCTGACGGTTGCCTAGTTCCTTGACGACCTCGAAGGTGTCACGTCCGGCCGTGGTGTTCAGGAAGAACCGGCCCTTCATGACGACTTCGTTGCCGACTTCGTGGATCGTACCCTTGCCGACCGGCAGCGCACCATCCCACGACTTGTGGTTGTACGCCGAGATTACGACCTCTGCGCCGTTCTCGAACGCACCCGGCTTGGTCACGTCGTCGTCGTGGTCCTTGACGTTGAGCGTGGCGAAGACTGCCTCAACTTCGCCCTTCTCTTCCGACTTGACCTCGAACCGTGCGAGGGACTTCTTATCCATTGCTCGCCCCCTTCGGTGGCGTTGTGCCCGAAGCGGGCGGCTTGGCCGGAGGCTTGGCACCTGCGGGGGGCTTCGCCCCACCGGGTGCCCCTCCGGGCTGCGCGGGTGGAATCGGGATACCCGAGGGTGTCCACTGGTCCTCGACCGGGGCTTTCTTGAGCTTGCCCAAGTCGTTGGCCTGTATCGCCTCGACGGCCGACTCTTCGGTGAATCCCGCCGAGGTGAGCGCTTGCAGCGTCTTGGCGTTGATACCGAATATGTTGGCGTCTTCCAACTCGTTGTCGTTGTCGACGGGCGGCTGCATCTGAACGGACACAAGGCCCGTGTGCTTGCCTATCAACTTCCGCAAGTCGTTGGTGTATACGGCGTCAGTCACGGCGTCCGGCTCGTAACCGGCCAGGATGCCGGTGTTGATGGCGGACATGTCGATGCGCATGATCTCGGCGCGGTCGCGCTGGTCCTCGCGGAGGAACGCAACTCCCGACTCATCGAACCAGAGTTCAGAGTCGGACGGTACGTCGACAAGGACAGCAAGGCTTGCAGCAGCCATTCGCCACAGGGGGCGGATAGTGCCGTCTGCGAAGCGGCGACGGTTGGCCGCCATGTTGCCCGTGTTGAGCGCAGATCCCTGCATCCCTTCCGAGAACCCGACCCAAGAGGGCGGAACTCCCGCAACAGACGCGATTCGAGATTCGCCCTTGCCGATGACCGCTGAGAAATCCATCGACTTGAAGTCGTGCGACAGAGGGGTGACATCAGCGCCTCCCATCAGGAACAGCGTCTTGTACGCCTGCCATGCACCCTGATGTGAGCCGTTGAAGTTGGAGACGAATTCGTTGAAGTCGTCTTCGTTCGTTTCCTTGTCGAACGTGACCGCCATGTTGGGGACGGCCGCGTTGTCGAAGAACGCACCCTTGTGCTTGACCGCCGACTTGTCGGCTTCGATGTCCCGCAGCACAGGAGTTATCCAACTCATGCCACGGAAACGGGCGATGGGGTCGGGGTTGGGCGAGTAGTGCACAACCTCTTCCATCGTGAGGAAGACTTCGTCGTCGCCCCCCTGCAACCCCATCTTCCGGCCGCCGGGCTTGTACTTGATGCCCAACAGCGTTGCGTCGATGTCCCGTACGGAACCACCGGCCCGCTTGGTGCCAATCACCATGACGACCCAGTCGGGGCGAAGGTGCGCGAGCCGCTGGCCCGTTCCCTTCCGCTTCGCCGCGTTACCGTAGTCGCCTTGGTCGTTGGTCACGGTCCAGAAGGAGTTACCCGCCAGCGAGGCATCCTGCTCCATCTTGGCGAGGAGTTCGCCAGTGGTGCCGCCCGGCCAAGGGTTCTCCAGGAGAGACAGCCTGTCGTCTCCCCACAGCTTCCCGTCCGTCTTGTTGCGGAACTTGAAGACGACTTCGGAGAACACGTACTGACGTGCCGTTACGCACGCGTACACGGGCCCGGATGCCTTATAGGCTCCGAGCACGTATCCCTCGAAATCGTTCTCGATTTCCTCACGGTTGGTGTAGCTGGAACCCGCAAACGCTAGCGCGCGGTTCAGCGGGTGGTCGGGACTCCAGATCGAAAGGTTGTTGCCGTCCCATCCTCCGGACTGAAATGCCTTGAGTCTGCGACGGATTGCCGCCTTGACCTTGCCCACGCTTTTCTCACCTGCCCCACGCTGCCATCGGTTTCGGTTTCGGCTTGTTCACGGTCTGCCTGTAACCCCACAGGGCGTTGGTGACCGCCACCAACGGACATATGTCCGAAGCTGAGTTGCGCTTGTCCCACGCCCAGAGGTCTGCCAACTCCCGCTTGCCTGCGTTGGCTACGGCCGTTGTTAGTTCGGGCTGGTCGATATGCCAGAAGTCGGGCTTCTGGCCCTCGCCCCGAGGAACGACAGCGGCGTAGAAGTCGCCGCACGCCTGCGCTACTTCGCGTGTCGTAGGCGAGATAATCTTGAGTCCCGCCTTCTCCAACGCCGGTATGTACGTACCCGCTTGAGTTCCCTTGTCGATAACCCAAGTTGCGCGCTTGTTCTTCTCGTGGATCTCTTTCGCGCGCGCGATCACCCAGCGCGTACCGGGACGGTAGTCCATGCGGACCGAACCGTCTCCCATCTCGCGTCCGGTGATTTCACCGTGAACACCATCTTCACCGTTACCGCCGACCGCAGCGATGCATGACCACTTCTGGTCGGGGCTGGTGTCGATGCTGAACACGGGAGTTGTGTGCATCCCGCTCAGCTCGTCTATGCGAGCCTTCCACGCCGACTCGGGGATAACTGCCCAAGCCTCGCCGGTCTTAGGCCAGTTGCCCACAGAGAGGCGTTCCTGTAGGAAACCCTCGGGGTCGGCCTGATACTCCGACTGGATGTTGACCGCCTGAATACGGTAGCCGAGCGCCGGGTTGGCCTTCGCCCAGGTGAGCGGGTCCGCCGGGTCGTCGTGCTCCGTACAGTCGGGCCGACACAGGATGTCGCAGGTGTCCGCGCTCCACTCCGCGAAGAACAGTCGCGGGTCGGATTGCTTGATGCCACGCTCACGCACGCGCCCGAAGTGCTCTGACTCCTCGTCACCGGCGGAACCGGTGTAGACGATCTGAGCGTCCGGCCGCGCCGACATGGCGTACATCATGGCCTTGACGGCTTCCTGCTTGAGGATCATGGCCTCATCCATGACGATCTTGTCCGGGGAGAATCCTCGAATCGCGCCCTTGGTACGGGTCTTGAAGAGGAGACGCTGTCCGGTCGCCAGGGTTATCGACTCATCGCCGTGGGACCACTTGATGCCGCCGCGCGCCAACTCGCCCTTGAGTTCAGGCGTGTTGGTAATCAATCCCTCGATACGCTGGAAGTGCTCACGCGAAGTGGCGAATTCGTGCGCCGAGTGGACGATTGTCTTGATTCCCGCCAGGAATAGCCAGGCGAGTTCCAGCGCTTCCAGGAAAGCGCCCTTTCCATTCTGTCGGGCGAGTACCACGCCAATTTCGTACGCTGACGATTTCGGCATCCACTGACCCAAGACAGGGTTCCAGTAGGTCTCATCGGTCTGACCCAACGCGTTACGGAGCAACCACTGTTGCCAGGGGTCGAGTTCGAGCCCAGCCATGCGCGCAAGTTCAATTGCCGCATCGCCCAGGGTGGTTGCGTACTGGGGGCAACATGCGATTCGGGGCTGCTGAACACCCATGAGATTCGCGGGTATCTCAAGGACGGTCACTTACGGCCTCCTCCCGGCCGCCTGTCGCCCGTTCTCCGCATCGTCGTCGGATCTCCGCCATCCGTGCCCGTTGCGGTCTGAGGGACCGCAGCTAGGTTCCGAACGGCCGCCAGACGGGATTGCCCCTCTTCCTTCGGAAGATTGGCAATTTCCTCAAGTACGGTCTGTAGGCGCAGGATTAGGGACGCTTGGTCCCCGGTCCGTAGCTTCGAGTTCTTGCACGTGTTGCAGAGGTTTCCCTCCAACTCATG